GGGGCCCCTACCCGGGGTAAGGGTGGATTCGAACCACCCCGCCGTTTTATGTTGTTGTGGCAATACTCACACAGAGCGTAAACCAGACGGTTCCAAACAACAACGAGTTCGTTTTATTAGGACTCGAAACCTAAGTTACCTTACGGGGTAACCACGTGCAGTTATAAGGAAACTGCAAAACCGACGTTTTAACCAGCGTCACCTGGTTGGACAATTTTGACACTGACGTGCCAAAAAAGTTGCCCAGGCGTGCAATCGCACGCAGACCCACAACGTGGGAAAAATACTAAGTACTAGTACCAGTCCTAGCACCAGAACCTGCAGGATTGCCACCACCGGGTGCACCTCCAGGCTGGAGCCAGGCACTGCCTAACTCTAACTCAAACTTAGTACGATCATAACACACTGTATCTAAATTATCACTAATACCAGACCTTAACTTAGATAACGCAGTACGACACGCGACTGTGGCGTCGTCAACCCTCTTGGTTGCATTCAAGACCTCCGGAGTCGTTGGACCTTGTACCATCTGCTCCTCAATAATCCTGTTACGAGTATCCGTGGCGGCCAGAACACTAAGCCAAAGCGGTTCGATAACACTATCAAACACACGAACAAAAACAGTCTCTTCAGGGAACCTTACATCTCTAGAGGCAGGTGCAGTGAGAAGCCCAGCAAGCTGGGATCGCAACTGGTCCCTACCACTTTGAGTTTGAAAAGACTGTGACCCTAATATAGACTGAATAAGAGACAAAACATCAACATATCTTACAAAAGACGGAGTAAGTAAAGCTAGAGAGCGAGTAGAAACTCCAACATACGGCATCGTGAAGAACAAATGAAAGCTACCGTTTGTTAGCTTTAGCACCTTTAGCAAATTTATTTGACACGACAGCGCGTTCCAAGGCGCTAGAACTCTTGGAAGAAACAGATAAGGCATTCCTTAGGTTGCGAGCCTTTGGAATGACACTATTAAGATCAACCTCGCTAACAACTTCATCAAAGACGTGGTCAGGTATGTCGCCAGACTCGACGTTTGTCTCGGATTGAAGAAGCTTAATCTTAGCCCCTAAAGAAGAAGAAAGAGCTGAATCACTGTAATAAAAAAGAAAGCCTAACTCAAGACTCAAAGGTTCAAAACCGTCGCACAGAGGCAGTCCTTGAAGATCGACAATGAGTTCTATAGGATTCCTCTTGAGATCGTTCATGGTGATGCTGAAGTTAGGAGAAAAGGTGAACTGGAATTCACCAGCCTGTGAGGCGCTAACGACAACCTTACTGAGGATGGACAAATTAACATCAGTAATCCTGGAGTCAATCAAAGCGATGACCGCAGAACCAGGCAAACCTTTATCAAAGTGCCAAACCCCAGAGATTGTAACACCAACCAAGCGTGCAAACTTGAAAGATCTATGATCAGGGCGAACAGTCTTGTACACAGACAAACAAAAGGAAAAGGACCCAACAGACTTAACCTTAACTATATCCGTAACACATATATTACAAAATTTCAATGGAGACTTAGACTTACCTAAAGGAGTGCAATACCAGAAGCCCGGTTTAATAAACCGTTTGGGCTCTAGTAACTTAGAGTAAGTATCAATTGCCATCGAAAAGAGAACGAAACAAAACTTTATCACTCAAAAACTTATACAAAGCACAAAAAGCAAAACGACCGCCAACTGCGGCTGGAAAGACCTCAGCAATGGCCTCATCAAGATGTGGGAAATAAGCACAATTTCCATAATTACCAGCATTATCCATTAATGACACCCTAGTCTCTTCAAGATGACTCCAATCCTTGATCGACTTGGCGCCGAGCTTAGAAATAAGCTTCAAAGGGTCAGGGTAAATGGTACAACCAGAATCATGAATGATGACATACTTACCACAGAAATACCCAATGCGTTTCTTAAAAAGTTTCGCTTCAAAATTCCACGCAAGGTTTGCCCTGACCTGAACATCGTCACTATTAAAACCTTTTGGCATAAAAATAAGAGAATCATCACCGCAGAAAGCAGCCTTCAAACAGTTCTCAAGTGGAATGAGAGTTGCGAGACAAGTGGCCACTAAAACGGTGTTGCCGATGAAGGTTGTGACGTCACCACTTTTCCTCTGATACCAAATGCAAGCCTTAATACCTGCCTTGAAATCCGTCAAGAAAGTTTTCCGGTGACCCATCTCCCAAACAGAGAGTAGGAAGTCATCAAAACCCAACCTTTTCCAGATCTCATACTCAACAGCGCAATGGAAATCATTCTGAGACTTATCATACTTGCTGATATCGAGCTCCAAAACTTCATAGTTAGAGTTTGTGCTGATGCCTGAGAAAAACCCCTCGACATCAGACGCGCTCTTTCTTGTATAGAACAGGAAGCGATTTTGATCAATTGAACTCAGTAGGACTCTTGTCAGCTCTTGAAAGATTGGTCCAAAGATACTATTGACTTCCTTGCTATGGAACACGATAGTCTGCAACGCACCATACTCACTTTGAACAGAAGTGTCCAGACGACACTTTGGTTGAGACTTAATCATATGGGAGTACTGGTCGATTGCTGGCAAAGCGCTGGTATCGAAATTAGCCAAGCGCTTCAGAGTCGCCGGCTCTTGATTATCCAACCAACGTTGCAAAGTTTCCCGACACCTAAGACGCAACGACCCTAAACTATTGTCTGACTTATCAATAAAACACTCAAAAAACCTATCAACAGCAAAACTGGCCGATGCCTCGATATCGACGATCCCTGTGAGCTCCGGAGCATTAAAATTTCTTTTAATCAGTGCAAGAAGGTTTTCCTTAAGATTAGCCCGCCTGGGCCGCTCGTGGGCGGTCCTGAGGACTGGTCTAAGAAAAGTCGGTTCCTTTAAAGCATTGCGAACTGGGTCATCCTTGGATAAGGTTAACTTACAGTCCGCAACATTGAGAGCGACGTCACCGACCTGAACTTGCCACTGATCAAAGTCATTGAGTACGAAAGAATTACCGGGAAGACAACTGTCATAAAAGAATTGCAGATCACTTACAGAACCTGTCTTTGGAGTAGGACAGTAAAGAGGGAGGTTCTTATCGAGACGGCCAAACTGTAATTGCTAGATCGAACCAGAACTGACGGAATAAAGTTCTAAGAGAAAATCTCCAATACCAGACAACTCCTTAATAACCGAACACAAGACATCCTGAACGACTGTATGATACACTAAACATTGAGTATGCCTAGATAGAGCAACAATAATATGAGGTTTATCACGCTGGGAAATAATAGAAATAGGTGTTGACGTGGCTCTGACCAAGTGTACCTTAGGGAACGTTTCACCTTGAATTTCATGGACAGTATTAACATCCTTGTAACCTTTTCGCTGTAGCAATAACTTATCGCTTTGCGTAAAGGTAACGATCTTCCCTTCAAGAGGCTTGGACACAGGATCAAAAACCGCGGCACCCTTGACACTATCGACAGACACACTATGACTAACACTTGATGTACTAAGGACTCCCCTATCGTACTGCTTAGCTAAAAAGGAAGTGATATCTAACGGACACCTACGAGTAACATCCCTATTTTCTACGCTATCACAAACAATATTACGTAATTCCAAGGGGTAATCAAACTCAAAGACTCTAGAAATAAAAGGAATCTGTTTCCGGTCACCGAAGACCTTGACAGATGACGCTTGGGACAAAACTATACAAAAATTAATAAGACCAGGATGAACCATTAATCCTTCATCTATCCATAGAGTCTTGAAAGTTCTCGGTTTGGGGTTCATTGTGAAGGAATCAATCGTTCTAACATTCTCCTTTGTTGCTACTGGACGACCATAATGAGAATTGAATCGACGTCGCAGCATACTCACAGCCTCTCTTCCAGGGGTCAAAACAAGATCGTTGACCAGATCAGCAGACTCAATAATTTCTTTGGACTTCCCACAACCAGGTACACCATCAATAAGTGTCACTGTAGCTGAAGGCTCAGGAGGAACATTGTCGTGCAAACACGCACGGAGAACAGACAACTGCTTCATAGCAGTGAAAAGCTTAGTGTCAGACGAGACCGCTAGGGTCTTCCAACCCAACTCAACAATTGGTTCATTGTTCTCATAGTGCAGAATGACAATCTTGAACTCACCAGAAGTTGTGACGACAACACCCCAACAATGTCCTTTCTCAGGTGGTGGTAAAATCCACTTACAATTGATACAATCGTAGAGTCCTCTTGAATCAGGCGACGCATCGGACTTTTTCCAGTTACCTTGCAGCATCAACTTCAGATTATTAGTAGTGGCACAAAGTGTTGCACTCAGATAGTCAAGAAAGTTCAGCATCTGTCTTTGGCGTACAGAGCCTCTATAGATCACAGCAGCCTTTTGAACTTTGAGTAGAGGAGTGGCGGACATACCATGGAAATGATTCAAATCGACAGGTTCACCGTCTTCATCAGGAAACCAAAAATTGTATTCACCAATCATCTCATTGTGAAGCGGGACCAACTCAGAGGTCACCGTAGGAGTTGAAGCAGAAGGCGAGTTCACTGAAACAGTAGTTTTAACTGGATCCACATCAGGAACAACTGAAGACTTCATTGAAATACCAAGAACACCATCTTCAAGACCTTTGAGGATGGTGGCGACATGCATGGCATCGATCTGATGCTCGTTACAGAAATCCATAAACTGTTGTAAATCCACAGCAGGTTTAGAGGAGATCTCTGAAATGACGCTGGCAGCTGCCAACGCCGTGTCACTGTTGCGAACTACGTCGTCAACAGAAACATCCGGCCTGTCGCAAGAGTTACCGTAATGAACGGTACAATAGTCTTCAAAACTTCTATATTCATCTGGGACACGAACTTCTAACTTCTTCTCATTGTTCACAATCAGCTTGTTATCTAACAAGAAACCAAAAAGGTTAGGAACACTATTTTTGAACCATTCTGAAATAGTTGCCTTAAGATTACCCATCATATCATGGTTGACATTCTTGAATGATGCAAGTACCTGCTCGTCTTGCAACCTTTTGAGTTGCGTGATGAGAAAGATTGACATTGCAAAATCTTGAAGCACACTTTTGTCCAACTGCCACTCAGAACGCACCGTAGTACCGTTAATAACGATCCTACTGCGCAAAGACTCAATCAGTGAGAGAACACTCTCATAGGTAAGCTGTTTTCCTTGATAAGTTCTGACATGGTTTGAAACCGTATGAAAGAACTCGGCATCGATAAGCAGATTGCCTTTCTTGACTTTTCCAGGACGCGAAACAATACCACGGAAAATAGGAACGAGAAGCTTATTGCGCAGTCCCGGAAACCAAACATGAACCTTTGCCTTGTCCTTAAAAATATTACGTGATGCAGACTGAAGCATAAGAGAACGCTTGAGCTCCCATGAGTCGTTCATACCAGAGATGAGTGCATCTGTATCAATCTGATGCGAAAAACAGGATCTATGCAACTGGAAGGTGTCAACCTTGACAAACTTCATAAACATCGTGTTAACACGCGTGCACATCGCCTCTTTCATGTAAACATAACGACTCGAAGCAACAAAGAACGTTCTTAAAACATAACCAATCACGTTCTTGAAGGAATGCTCATAGACAAGGGTAGATTCGTCCTTAAAGTAAAAGGACAGACGGTCACCATCACGCTCAAACCGGCCACCGATCGGGTCTAGTTCACCCGAACAAAACTCCTCATCAAGGAGTAGATCCTCAGAAAAGTGGAAGGCAGCGTAACAACATTCGACATTCTTCCGCAACAGAGCCGGAGCAAATTCTTCAACAGGGATGTCATAAAGGCTGTGGAGTGCAACCGCGAAGGGTTTGACACCGTCCGGTGCTTGCAGTGTACATTCCTGGAACCGATCAAAACAGTGGATATGTCGCGGAGAATTCGAATACAGTTCGAATGCTGGCCTCTGGAATTCAGGTAAAGTGTGACGCTTGGCCATATAGCATTCTAAAGACTGCGCTTGCGACTGATAACGCATCAGATCACGCATAGAGAGCGCAGGAGAACAGCAGTGGACGTAGTCCCTCCCTTTCAGGAGATGTGCAGAAAAGGTTCCCCCTATGTCATACGTGAGATGACCAAAGGGAACTTGCATCATCATCCATTCAAGCTCGAGACCACGCAAACCACCGGCAAGAGGGTGGACAGAATTTACAGTGTTACTGAATGAAACACGAAACTCAGGATAAGAGTCAGTAACAACTCTTGTAGCATCCTGCGAAATCACACGACTGAAGACGTACTTAGGACGGCGGTCTTGAAACTTAGCGCTCTCGACCACTTCGTCATGAACACGTCTTTCAGCAAACTGCTTAATAAGGCTCTGCCCGTGTGTAGCAGAGCCATCGTAAATACTACTAACTTGTGCTTGTAAAAGTGCCATTGTAGTGAAAATGTGAATAGTAAAATGTAAAATGTGCTTGTTCTTGTAATAAAAAAC